GATAAGTCACTAGAGCCCCAATCTGTTTTGGTCTAATACGCCGAATGACGCACTATCGAGTATAAATGACGGCCCAAAGGAAGGCGAGAGATAGCACTGCACTGAGGCGTAATCGTCATAGAAAGAAGTGTTCACGCCAATAATGTTGCCGATACCGCTGGTGCCTCTAAATGCCACTGTGACTGGCTGGCCGATTACAGCGTTAGCAAGTGCGCCTTCTGGAATCTGTGCCAGGGCCGTGCAGGTAGGCGCGGCCTTTGTGTCAGTAGTGATGCTGTAGGGCGCTGGGGCAAGTTGACCAGAAAGCAAGTTATAGAGATAAGCGCTCAAGTTATTAGCGTCAGCTTCTGAAAAACTGTAGGTCTTATAGAGCAAAGCATTAAATGGGGCTGTGCCTTGGGTTATCTGATTAGCAAGCCCTTCTGGCTCTACCTCTACATAGTTAAAAGTATTCTGCACTGAGGACAGGTATTCAAGCGCTGTGTATTTGTAGGGGCTCCCAGTGTCAGTAAAAGCAATGGTGTTATAGACCTGTCCAATGGGGTAATAGGTGTAGCCAAGCTTGTTTGCAGACCTAGCGGTCTTGTAATCATCTAGGACTAATTGCGCTGTGTTTAGTAATTGGTTTATGGCCTCGAGTAGTGGGCCTGTATAACTTTGAGATGAGGCTTCAATAGTGTTGGTAGCCATTGTGCCCACCTGCAAATTTTGCTGGTTTAAGAGTGGCTCAATAATGCCACCTACTCGCCGTGACAACCAGCCGATGTTGTCTAGCTGTGCTGTGCCCGCTACGCCAGTTGCACCAGCTGCGCTAATCGTTAAACGGTCACCAGGCGTGGCCCCGCTTACATTGTTGTAAGGAAAGTCATAGGAACGTTGGACATCAGTAATTTGCCCTTGGAAGTAGCACACTGAGGCGTCAGTATTTGTAGCTCTAACATCGATGAACTGCCCTACATTGAAAGTGGTATTTACTGTGGGGATTATCTGAATGGTTGCTGAGGTCTGCAAAATAGGGTCTTGGAATCTTTGGCGCCCTCTGCTGATGTTGACCGATTGCACCCCGGACATGGTCAACCAACTGGCGGTTCCAGCGTTGTAATAGTTAACGGTAGGTGGCGTGTAGGTCATTAGTTAGAAACTCGAATAGGCACAGAGCCGTTTAGCTGCATGTAGCGCCTGAGCGCGTTAACTACCTGCTGAGGGTCTCCGCCGTTGACATGAATCGTGACATTATTTCCGCCCATTGAGTCCATCTTTGACAAGGGAATAACGGCCTCTGGGCCTGCCTCGCCAATCATCGCAAGGGTAGGACTGTTGACGATTCCGCCTTCAGCGAGCATAGGAATATTAGGGACATCAAAGCCTTTACCGCCTAGCCCAGGAACCCAGCCAGGCACTTTAAAAGACAGTTTGCCCACAGTGTTATTCCACAGCGATGCAATGCCATTGAAAATGGTTTTATAAAAGCCGAGCAATGTAGAGAAGTAACTTTTAATTAGGTCAATAGAGCCAGAGACTGCACCTGTAATGAATTTAAAAACAGAGTCGACTACAGCTCTGAAGCCGTCAAATTTCTTATAGGCAATGACAAGCGCGGCAATCAGTAGACCGATTCCCACAACAATTAGAACAATGGGGTTGAGAGCCATCACAGCGTTAAACGCGGCCTGCACTGCCGTAAAGGCTGTAGTAGCTGCAGTCCAGGCAGTCATAGCACCATTGACCAAAACTATTGCAGCTGCGATGCCACCAATTACCCCGGCAACAGTCAAAAATACTGCCGTGTTCTCGCTAGCCCAGTTGCCCATTTGAGTAAGGAAAGGTAAGACCTTTTCAATAATTGGCAAAAGCGCTGCGCCGATGGTTTCTTTAGTTTCGTCAAGTGAAACTTTGAGGCGCTGAAATTGTCCCTCTGCCGTGTTTGCTTTGGTGGATGCAGCACCGCCGAAAGTATCGGCCAGCACACTCATAGCGCCTTCAGCGTCTAGGCCGCCTTTAATCAGGTCTTTAAGTTTCGGGTCTAACTTGGCAAGCGCTTTAGTGTTGCCACCATACGCTTTAGCAAGTGCATCACTGACTGCAGACAGTGGCTTACCTGTTGACGCTGCAATGTCCATAGCGAGCGCGGCGCCTTGCTGGGCCTTCTCGAGTGAGCCTGTCTGCGTGGCGAGTTTCGCAATCGCAGGTCTCAAATCACTATCGGTCACGCCAAGTAATTTGCCTTGCGTACTAATCCAGTCCTCATTTGCCTTAATCTGGGCATCAGTGGCGGCAGTGTTATTCTTCAGCGCTTTGCTGAGAAGCTCCTGTGCAGCCGCATCCTCGACTGCACCCTTGCCAGCGTCAAACAGTGCAGCGCCCAAAGCGCCCACAGCTGCAGCGGCAGGCAGAAAGGCTTTCTTCATGACAAAGCCAGCCTTGGCGGTAGCGCCCTCTAAGGATGCAAACTCTTTCTTAGCCTTCTCAATACCTTTGGAATTGAACTCAGAGACAATGGGAATAAATACGGCCATTACTGCACCAGCTTTCTATTAACGCTTGCTAAGACTTCTTCAATGGCCTTAAGGATGTCTTGCGTTGCCTGGCCATAAATAAACTTGGCTTCACGCCACATACCGCGCTGAGCCCGGCCATAGTAGGCATTGAGATTGCGCACAAAAACAGAGCTTGAATCCCGCAGGCCTGCAATGTCAAAGATTGCCCCGCCAGCGTTTTTCTGTGTCAGCGTCACAAGTGGAATGGTGCCCTTCACTGAACGCCCGCCCACTTGGATAGTTACGCCCTTGCGCACTTTCGTAGGGTCATAGGAAAGCCTGCCAGCGCTTTTACGGCCAGGAGCCATACCAGAAAGCGGGGCCTTGTCTGGGTATGTAGCTGCAACTCGATTAACCATCTCAGAACCTGAGGCCTTGATTTTGTTTACAGCTTGAAACTTGGTTTTAGAGTCAAGTTTATTGAGCTCAGCCAGCGCCGCCTTCAGGCCATAAATTTCTGTGCTGGCGCTTACGCTCATCTGGTTTTCTTCCTTGACTCATTAATAATACTAATGCAGGTATTCAAGTCGGGAATGTCAAAGGGGATGTCAGGCGGCCAATACCCGCACTCAACTAGCAGAGATGCTAGGGAATGTCGGTAAGTGCCGCCTCGATAGGGTTTGCATCCTCCTGGTCAATCACCTCAAGTGACACCAGTTGCTTAATGAAGTCATCAAGCATGAGAGGGATGCCATGAATACCGGCAAGCTTGGCGGCCTCGTGAGCCATAAAGGCTAAATCCTCCATGCCGATACCATCGGCCAGCTGTGAGGCTTTGCGCTTGTACTTGCGTTCCCAGTTGACAATTACCATGAGGTTTGTCTTGACAACTTCTGGCCCGTTGCCCAGGTCTATTTGCATTGTTAGTTGCATTGTCGGCTGCTTTCTTTTTGGGGTTTAAGGCGCTGTGATGTCGCGCGTGAAGGTTCCGCCTTGGAAAGTGACCTCAATCATGCTGAGCTCACCGTAGGTGCCATTAATGGGCTGGAAGGATGCAAGAAAAGCATTTACGATTGTGTACTCAGGATTGCTAGCGGATTCGGCAGCGCCTGCAGGTGAAATAGTGATTTCTGTAGTGCCATCGCCGAGCAAGTCAAAGAGTGTGGCTTCCACAGAAGATGCGCCATAAGAGGCGTAGCAGGTTAAGACCACTTCACAGGATTGGAGGCCCTTAACGAACACATGGCCATTATCTCCAAAGCTCGTGCTTTCCAATGCGTCAAAGCCCACTGTAATTGCCGCCGCTGAGGTTACTGCAGTGACATCGACCTTGGCACCGCCAGTGGTTGGCGCCAGGTTTACTGTTGGATTCGTGAGGTATGTAGTTGAGCTGGTAGCCATGTTTTAACTCCTAGTTGGTAGGTGAGTCGGGGCACCTGTGCTTTGTAGATTATTGCAGATTTTTACGGTCTTTGTGTGCATCACAGATTCTGTGCTTGCATTCTGATACTGAGGTCATAAGCGGGGAACTCTTGCCCGCCGATTGAGGCCAGAGCTGGGGTACCGCTATTTACGCCTACATTTTTGCCGAGCAATGATGCTGAGATGGCAAGCAGTGGGCGCAGGGTGTCTAGGTTGCCTGGGCCAATGCCAATGATGCGCACTGGGAAAGTCATAGTAAATATGTGGTCATTTAGCGCTTCAAAGGATGGCGCGTCAATGAAACAACAGTTGCTATTTAGGTTCCTGGGGTCTGTTACA